TTTAAGGCTGCAGTTTCTTCAAAGGTTTCAGAAATAAAAGAAGAACTAGAGTCACAATACTCAGAAGAATTAAAAACCTCAGTAGAAAAAGTTAAAGGCGACCTATCGGAAGCAGTTGACAAGTATCTAACATATTGTGCTGAAGAGTGGACGAAAGAAAACGAACTCGCAATTGAGAGAGGTTTGAGGTCTGAAATGACTGAGAACTTCATCGAAGGTCTAAAAACATTATTCGTAGAACACTACGTTGATGTTCCTGAAGATAAGTATGATGTTATTGACGAACTCGCAAATCGTCTCGATGAGATGGAACAAAAACTTGACGGTGAAGTTTCAAGAAATATGGAAGTCACCGAAGAGTTGGAAACTCTCAAAAGAGGCAACATTGTGAAATCAGCAGGTGAAGACCTAACTGAATCACAAAGAGAGAAACTTGAATCACTTGCAGAAGGTGTGGATTACAAAAACGAGGAAGACTTCGCTGAGAAGATTTCTGAAGTTAAGAATGCATACTTTCGTGTAGATGGTGAGAGTTTGGAAGAAGAAACAATCGTGGAAGAAGGAACAGGTACTTTAACTGAAGAGTCTGACTCTGAAGAAAAAATCCTTGACCCTAACATGAACGTTTACTCTTCTGCAATTTCAAAACTAAAACCATTAGGTTAATTTAAAGGAAAAACTATAATGTTTCAATCAGAAAACTTACAAGAAAAGTGGAGTCCGATTCTAGAACATTCCGATTTACCAAAAATCGAGGATAACTACAAGAAGGCTGTTACTGCTGTGATTCTTGAAAACCAAGAAAGAGCTCTTAAAGAAGAAAGAGCTACTCTTGAAGAAGCAGCACCTTTAAATGCTACTGGTGGTACTCAAATTAGTAATTGGGACCCAATCCTAATTTCACTAGTTAGACGTGCTATGCCAAATCTCGTTGCTTACGACATTTGTGGTGTTCAACCAATGACAGGCCCAACTGGTCTTATCTTTGCCATGAAGGCAAGATATGCAGATTATCCATCAGCAGCTAGACTAAGTAACTCAGAAGCTCTTCATAACGAAGCAAGAACTGGGTTCTCAGCAAACGCTGGTGCAACTGCAGGCCCTGCTGGTTCAAATCATTCAGGTGACCCATTTAACGGTTCATACGCATCTCAAACTGAAAGTGGTATGACAACAGCTGAAGCGGAAGCTTTAGGTGATGCCGCTGGTAACCATTTCGCAGAAATGAGTTTCACAATTGAGAAGTCAACTGTTACAGCAGTTTCCAGAGCATTGAAAGCAGAATACACAATCGAACTTGCACAAGACCTTAAAGCAATTCATGGTCTTGATGCTGAATCAGAACTTGCAAACATTTTGTCAAGTGAGATTCTTGCAGAAATCAACAGAGAAGTAATCAGAGAAGTCAACAACCAAGCTAAAACTGGTGCGGCTGCTACTGCTTCTGCTGGTACATTCAACCTAGACGTTGATGCTAACGGTAGATGGTCTGTTGAGAAGTTCAAAGGTTTATTATTCCAAATCGAAAGAGAATCAAACTTCATCGCTAAAGACACAAGAAGAGGTAAAGGTAACTTTATCCTATGTTCTTCAGACGTAGCAAGTGCTCTTTCAATGGCTGGTGTGTTAGATTACACTCCTGCTCTTAACACTAACATCAACGTAGATGACACTGGTAATACTTTTGCTGGTTTATTGAACGGTAGAGTCAAAGTTTATATTGACCCATATGCAAGTTCAGACTACATGACAGTTGGTTACAGAGGTTCTAACCCTTATGATGCTGGTTTATTCTATTGCCCTTACGTTCCATTACAAATGGTACGTGCAGTTGGAGAGAATACTTTCCAACCTAAGATTGGTTTCAAAACAAGATATGGAATGATTCCTAATCCGTTTGTAACTTCAACTCCTCTTGACGGCGTGTCAGGTGGTAGAGGTAACAACCAATACTTCAGAAAAATGGCAGTATCCAACATTCTGTAAAAAATCATTACTGATTTTAAAAGAGGTCTTTTTAGACCTCTTTTTTTTGTCTAAA